ATCCCGATACAGGCAGCCCCGGCCAGCGCCCACATTTTCGCCTCACTTTCCCCCGCGTTGAAGTCAACCGTATCAAGCACGGATCGAACGTTTTTCAGGTGCTTCAGAACTTCTTTTGCCCATTTGTCGTTCTCTTCCGTGTACTGGCCTGCCAGCTCGACAGAAAAGTGGTAAGGGAGGCCGTCATATTCCGGCCATTCTTTTACAACGGCTTTATTAAATTTCGCACCAAGAAAGAATTCCAGGCCGTACTTTGTCCCTGCGCTCGATGCGAATTTGTCTGCGTGTTTAAGCCATTCCCGCTTTGTTTGGATGTCAGCTCCATAGTCGAAAGTGATGTTTCCTTCCCACGCAAGCTCATCCAGCCTCCATTCTGGCATACTGTCTATGTCGTAAATACATTTAACACCAGCCTCCACGATGTCATTTACTATCTGCAAGCCAGATTCCAGGGCTCTTGCAAGGGCGTATCCGTTTTTGTCTTGAAGGAGGTAACGGGGAAGCCATTTATCTATCTCGATTTTGAACATATCCGCCCTCTCCTTATACCTCCGTCAGAGTGATTGTCCCTTTGCATCTCTCATCGTCCGCAATCGCCGTGTACTCCACAGCGCCGGTCCCATTGAAAGCGCTCCCTTCTCCCCATGCCACACGGGTTGCGCCTGCCTGGTAGAGCGAAGCCATGAGCCGGTCGGGATTGAATGGCTGCCCGATCTTCTCGTCCTGCCATGTCTGATAATCTGCCACGGCCTGCGCGATTGCGGCTGAAACAGAGCTGCTTGCGCTGCTTGTGTACTGGACGTTTAGAACGTATGGAATGTCTGTTGCCTGATAAACCTTCACAACATCTGTGAGCGGCCTGACATCCGCTGCGGAAAGCGCTGTTTCCACATCCCGGATGATTCCTGCGCTTCCCGTTTCATTTTCCAGAATCAGGTAAACGCCTACCCTGCCATCTCCGATCTTGATCGCGTTTGCGTCAAGAATCTCGCTGCTTACATTCTTCGCTGCCGCCTCGTACATTTCCTCCGGTCCGGTTGTGACCGGGAACAGCCCATGTTCACGTATCCTGTCGCGGTAAGGATCATCCCTCTCACGCTCATTTCCTCCTGCGGCATCTTGCAGGGTAATAATATGGTTTACCGCTTTCTTGATATCTGAATCAGATCCGGCAAGAGTCATTTCTACGCCTGCCATAAGGCCGTTTCCGATGCTGCCCGCCCTGCTGCATATGATTTCCGCAGTCACGGTCTGCTCGCCGCCAGTCAATGCAAGATCGTCAACAAGCTCATAAAAAATAACGCCGTCTGCCGTCATTTGTGTTCCGGCTTCCAGCGTTATTGCTTCTCCTGTAACGTTTGTTGTGATTGTAACTGTTGTCGTTGCCTGCTTTGCAACGATTCGATCTACCCCGCGCAATTCCCCTAAGATATCCAGGTAGTCTCCAACGGCATATCTGAGGGTGTGCATCCGCAGGGCATTATCGACACCGGAGAGAAGCTGGACGAAATCAGCCTGCACGCCACGCAAGAGCATTTCTTTTTCATCTCCCGGATAAAGGAGATCCCCGCCAGCCTCTACATAATTTGCAATCATCTCATCCCATATGGCCTCCGGGTCATATGTGACATAGTGAAGCTCTGTATTATCCATCAATCAGCCTCCCTCATCGTCGTATTCGTCGCTTTCTTCATCTTCGCCTACTGTTGTTTCGACAATCACCTTGATATAAGCGCTGCCATCTTTCAGGAGGCTTGCCTCTGCGTCCACAACTTCAATATCTGGCTCCCATTCCATTACGCGGTCAAGCTCCGGCAGTAATTCGTCCTCCCACTCTTCCACCGGTCGGTCAAAGATGGAGTAGTCAAACCCCCGCAGCCGGTCGTATGGAACCTCACCCATCCTGCACATGAGCAGGTTTTTTGCATTCTGCAGTGTCCGTGCTGTGATGTCTGATTCCTGGAAGTCGATAGGAAAGGGGACGTTATCAATCTGGTATTGTGCCACCTTGCGACCTCCTCCCTAAATGCGATCTGTATTTCCCGATATCCGATTTGTTGGCGTGCTTACCTTGTAGCTTGATGCAGTTCTTGCGGCTGCGGAGGCTGCAGTAATTCCATGATTTGCAGATTTCGTTTCTTCTCTTTTTGGTGCTGGCGTCGGTTTTGGTAACTGCCAGTATGGGAGAAACGGTTTTTTCGATCCGCTTGAGCTGCTGCCTGATGATGTGCCGCCTCCGCTATATCCGCCGCTTGGCCTTGTTACCGGGGATGATGACCTGACAGAAGATTTATTGCTTCCTTTTCCTTTCTTCTTTCCCTTTTTTTTTTCCTGCGCCGCCTCCTTCAACATTGACCTTCCCTTTCGTGCATTGCTTCAGCGTCAGTGAAACTTCAGCCTGTACCCAGGATCCTTTTTTTGACAGCACAATATTTTTCACGGAAGCATCTGTAAGCATCAGCTTACATGTCATAAGCTTCTTTTTTCCAACGTAGAAATATCCCTTTGCGCCGTTTGTGGCCTCTTTCACAAATACAAGAGCTTCCTTCCTGACGTTAGGTCCGACATAGGCGTTCAATCCAACTGTCAGTGAAATTTCCAGCGGTTTTGCGCTCTTTCTTTTTACGGTTGGCTTTTTATTCTTTTTCTTCTCTTCTATTGTGCTCCCGCCTTTGATCTGCAGGTTGTCGAACGACATAATCTTTTTGGAGGAAACAACAAACTTGTGTTTTTTCCATTTGCCGATTGTAGACATCTAAGCTCACCCCTTCCACGGCGCATCCGGTGGCATGTACTCTTCATCTTCGTCAACCTCTGGGATTTCCACAATCGGGAGATTCAGCTTTTCTCCACCGGTGAAAAACGGGATCGTGCACAATGAAGGATTCGCATTCAGGATGTCACATGCATATTTTTCGTTTCCGTACACATTTAACGCCACGACATCAAATGTCTCGCCAGCAACGCATGTGTACACCTGCCCGCTTAAAGTCATGCGAATACCTCCATCCTGTCACGCATCTGTTTTTCCTCGTACCATCTGTCCAGCCTGTCTTTATCTTCCAGAAGCGCATCCTCCACGCCGCTCGTATCGGCTGCGTTGATCGTCGGGCTGTATATAAGCGTTGTCGGCTTTGAGGCTGCGTCCGCGTTCAGGCCGCCGTATCTTGCGAGCAGTTCCGGCCATGTGAAACCGCTTGCTTCCCTGGCGGCATTCAAAAGGTTTGCGGTATTCTCTGAATGCTCTTCCGGGATTGCCCACTCTGCTCCCGCTTCGCCAAAGATTGATGCGCTTGTGGCGCGCCCGCCTGACGCAAACAGCTTATTCCCCGCAATGTTTACTGTCACAGTCTGGTTTCTTACTGAATTGATTGCTGCCTGTAGTTGCGACACATCACCATTCACAACTGTTGTGATCGTCCTGCCGTCTTCCGCTGTGATCGTTGCACTCAGATTCGTTGCGTCTCCGTCAATATATTCAAGCAGCTGTTTCCCATTTTCGCTTTCGATTTTTGCAGAAAGCTCCTGCGTATCACCATCCACGGATACCGTCGCCCCTTGGTCTTGCAAAGCCTGTGCAGCTTCCATCCCGGTAAGCCCAGCTGTATTACTCTGGACTACTGCTGGTGTCTGCGGTGTCTGCGGTCCCTGCGATACTGCGTTCACAATATAGTCAGATATTGTCATTCCCATCTGGCTTGCGGCTTCGGAGAGCTGATTGTATAAACCGGCAGATATGACGGAATCATCTGTTATTCCGGCTTCTCTTTGCTCCGTTATGTAAGACGCAAGTTCTTCAGGCGTACTGAATCCTGTATCTCCTGCTTCTTTTATAGCGTCCACCACACTCTGATAAACATCTGTTGGACTGTAGCCACTCGTTTCCTGATATCCTGCTGTAAGCCCCTGGCCGCCTGTGCCGCTGCCAAAAATATCGTACATAGAAATAAGATCCATATACCCCTGTGCTGCACTGGCGTTTCCTTCCTTGTTGTAATAATCCGCATATCCCTGAAGTGCCTCCCTGCCTCCAAGCATTTCTACCGCTTCCTGTAAAAATGCAATTGCATTATACTCATTATCACCATTCTCTGTGCGCTGGTTATATGCATCAATGTCGGATTGAGCAAGCCTGCCCCCGTTCTCGCGGAATTCCTGCCCAAGCTGCTGCATGGAGTCCCAGGTATCTTTTACATCGCTTCCCGTTACCGCCTCTGATATAGACCGCATCAGCAATTCGTTTAGCTCCGCTGTCATGCCGTACAATTCCGTCTGCTGATCCGCATCAAGTCTTGCAAGCGCTGCCTGCTTATCGGCCTCTGTGGCGCGGTGTTTCCCTGGCGTCCCGTCCGTATTTTCAATCATCCGGCCTTCTTTGATTGCCTGATCGTAATCATATTCGAGATCGAACCTTGCCGATGCCTGCTGTGCTGTCAGCTCGACAAATTCCCTGTCGCGCTCTTCGCCCACCATTTTCCCGATCTCCCGGATACCGGAAAGGCCAAGGGTCTGGCTCTTTTTCAGGATGCGTTGCTGCTCAATGTAATTCTGCTTCGCAACCTGCCTTGCCATGATTTCGTCCATGGCATCCAGATACGCCTGCAGTCCTGCCAGTTCTTCCGGGTCAACCGTTTTATCGCGCAGGGCTTCTGTAAGCGCCTCGCGGAAATCGACGCCAAGCTGCCGCGCCTTTTCCTTCTCTGCTTCGAAATCCTGATTGACAACATCAACGATCTGCGCCCATAGCGGATCTGCTGTGATATCGCCTTCTCCAGCCTCCGTCATGCTTTTTGTGATGCT